CCCCAAACTGATGTTGTTCTAACAAATAACCTAATGCATTTGTGGCATTACCTTTTGCATCTTGATACTTAGTAGCATCTGTAAGACCATAGTATAACATGGTTTGAACTTTGTTATTCAAAGGAATACCATTTAAGTTGTTACTATTTAAAGTATTGTAAACAACATCATGGTATCTTTTTTCCATATCATTTTTGCGAGCTTGAGCAGACTGTTGATCTTTCAATCTTTTTTCAATTACCTCAGCTTGTCTTGCATCCAATTTTGGTTTATACCTTTCAGCATATTTTTGCAAATCACCGCGATCTTTAAGAACATTGATTTCATCTTCAACTTCTTCAGTAGAACCAAAGCCAGAAAGATTTAAGTATTGTCTAGCAATGCTTTCTTGGTCTTGCTCATTAGTAACATCCAAGTCAAATGTTTCTTGTGCTTTAGCTAATTGGCTGAATACTGATTTGATGTCTTGTCCGCCATTCAACGCATAATGAATAACTGCTTGAACTTCTTCTGGTAATTGTTGAAACAATTGAACGGGTGCATTTTGTGCAACTTCGCTTGTTTGTGAATCAATGTTTGCCTGAATAAGTTCTTCAAAGTCATCTACTGTATAATCAGCAAGGGCTTTTCCATCATCAAATGGTTGAAGTACTCCTTTGTCAATTAACCTAGTTGCTGCTTCAATCATTGCATCTTTTGTCAATCTTGGTCTTCCACCTTTATCCTTTTCTTCAACTTCATCAGCTGCATCACTAGGGCCTCCAGTAAATTCATCATCAACAAGTGCGGATACAGCAGCTTTAGCAACTACTGGATCTTTTAATGATTCTGTATCATCATCTCCAATTTTATCTAGGAACGATATGTCAACTTTATCTGACTTTAAAACCGTAGGTTTGGATTCTGTAGGAGCAATAACTGAGCTCGCTGATGGGATTCCAAGTAAATCATCTAGGTTATCAAAATCAACCTCTTCTACCGCTGTAGCAGAGTTTGTTGCAGCTGCTTGAGCTGCTTTTTCTTCTTCTGTCATTTTTGTTGGTTTTAGTTCTGACTATAATTAATATAAGCAAATTTATTCAATTGTAAACAATATATGTTTAACTATTTTTGATTAGCTGAAAAGTTTTTTCCATACTATAGTTAAAACATGCATTTATTTTACTTATTAGGTTTTTTCTCATCAAATCTGTTTTTATTTTCCTTAGCAATTGCTAATTCCATTTGTTTGTTTCTAGATTCATTCATCATTTTTTCTCTTTCAATGTCTAGTTTTTGTTGATGCAAATCTGTTTTGCTTGATTCTTTTTCCCTGTTAAAGTTCATAGTATCAGCATATTGTTCAGATTGTTTAACATCTTTTAATACATCTTGGAAATCTGATTGTTGATTCTTATTAACATCTTGCATAGCTCCATAACCAGCCGCTTTAATTTCAGCTTCAAGTAATCTAGATCTGCGATCTTTTTCTTTTTCTCTAGAAACATGATCCATTTCCATTTGTTTCTCAGCTTTCTTAGCAGCAATTTCAGCTTCTTGTGCTTGTTGTTGAGCTTGCATTTCTTCTTTTCTTCTTTCTTCAGATTTGGTTTCAATTCCTTTAAGAATGACATTCAATGAACCAATAGAATCTGATTGCATCAATTCACCTAAATCATAAACAGAAGCTCCAGTAGTATTGTTACTCATGAACACTTGTTTGAGTTGTTCAAGTGTATTTCTATTATTAGCATTGGTCAAGCAGAATACATTTAAGTCAACCAATAATAAATCAGTGCCATTAATTTCAAAGTTTGTTCTTTCATCTGGAGAAATCATTCCTTGTAATCTAACAGATGGTTTTGTTGAATGATAAAACTGAGCTAAGTCAGTACGCATTGCATGGACACGCGGCATTAAGTGATCACTGTGTTGAATAAAATAAGTTTCAGTTTGAGCATAAGAACCAGACATTGCCTGTTCTATTCCTGTTGCTGTATTTATTTGTCCAAGTTGTTGTCCCATTCTTTGAGGATTTAAACCAACAACTTCCATGGCCTGACTCTTAAAGTAATTAGCCAATTGGATTCTTGACATCAATCTGTTTGATTGTTCAAGATTCAAAACTTGATAATGCTGAAAGTTTGTAGCACTTTCTGTATTAGCAATACTTGGATCTAATGGAAGCATTGAAAAGTCTTTCATTGCCACATAAGCTTTAGCAAGATTATTCTTACCCCAGTCTTCACCCATTGAATGTTTTGGGATTGCATTCTGATCAAGTACAATTACTGAACCTAGTTCATCTACAAGAATATCTGCTATTTGATTGTTGCAGATATTATATCCAATTTGCGAGGGCTTTAACAAATCAACAAATGATGTTGACTTGGTATTTCTATCAGAAAACACTCTTCCTTCAATTGGAAGTTTGGCTCCATACATAGTTTTATCTCCACGGAATTGGAATTTAAGTGGACCTGGTTTTTCTCTGTCAATTCCTAAATAGATTGGATCAAAATCTGTATCTGTTTCTGTATTAAAGATAGTTCTGTTGTTTCCAATTTTTACACCACCCCACACTTGATTAATCCAAAACCAATCAATGTGATCACCAAAAATTAAATTATCTCCAGTTTCTTTTTTCTCAAATGTTTTATTGTAAACAGGCTTTGTAGTTACTACATAGTTTTCATCTATGATTTCTGTAACAACAGCACCATCTTCATCAATCTTAGTTAACTGACCAACTCTTCTTTGAGTTTTCCAGTAAGATGTAGATACACGCAATAATTCAACGGTGTGTAAGTTTCCTGCATGTTCACTTTGTCCAACAATGTAAGATACAACATCATGAGGATCATGTGCGTTTTCTACAAAAGAAAGATGTCTGCGCATATCTACACCTGATCTTCTGTTAGATTCATAACTGTCATCAGTATTGTATAATGAACCATCATTTGGAATACCATCAATCATGTATCTTGCTGAACGTGCTGGATGCAATAACTCAAGAGATTCTAACTGTTCAGCTGTCATTAAGTATCCATACTTATCTACAACATCAGCAATGGTAAGCATGTCAATCCAACCAGCCCAGTTACCTTGAGAAATGTAATGCACATTTGGTGACTTATGATAAAATGAAAGTGCTGGATTTAATAACTCAATGTTGTAATCATCTTCTAGCATTTTAAAATGCCAAAATTCACTGTCTGTAATTAATGAATCTCTGAAAGCTGTTTCTTCCATCTCGTCCATTTTAAAACGGTTCACATCAATTGCATGTTGTTTTACCGCCCATTTTTCAGCAAGTGTTTGATATTTTTTAGAATAAAAATCTTCAATTTCTGGAAGTTTTTTTAATGCTTCTGGATTTAATTGTTGTTGCGCTTCTTCTGAGTTTGGATCTAATCCCATTTCAACCATCTTAGCAATAAGCTTTTGTTGAGCATACTCAACTAAAACTTTACTGATAGCTTCAGTTTTTTTATCCATTACCTCATTGTATGAATACTCATCAATAGCACGGTAATCAACTTTGGTATTTCTTTTTGCAAATTCAGAAACCAGTGTATTAACCAAATTGGGAATAATTGGATAGAACTTTAACTCCAATGCTTCATTTTGCCCTTGAGTAAGAACATCAAGCATTTCAGTCATTTCATTTTCTACATCTGGTAGATAATCGGTTTTATCAATTACACCTTTAGCAAGTTTGTAATTTTTCATTATGCGTCTGGCTTTAGAACCTATCTGCTTAATTCCTTGCCACTCTAACCAATCAATGTTCCATTTTGACCACTCATCATCTTTTTCATCTGCTGGTACAAATTGAATTGGTTGGGTAAATACACCAAATCTATTTTTTTTGGTCTTCTTCCCTTTTTTTAAGTCTATTGCGTTTAATATTTCCATTATCTAAAATTTTTAAATGGGTTGCGGGGTTTCTTCATACTTAAAGATTCACTGCTTGATCCAATATGTCTATAAGGACTCCTATTTAATTTATACAAATTTTCTGACTTTTCCAAATGTTCTTCATTATCATATTCAACTCTTTTCTTTAAACCTCTACTTGCTTCCTGTATTTTTACAAATGTAATCAAAGCTCCCAAAGAAATTAGCCTATCCACATTGACTCCTGGTTGATAATGTTCCATTTCAATCATTGCCATGTAATCAGGGATTCGGGATATACCATAATGCTTCTTATAGATCTTACCGTCTTCATCAGTTTCTACATCAAGCTCCTCTCTAAGGTACTCAATTAAGTAACTCAACATTACAGTTTTAAATATGGTAGAAACATTTCGCCATCCGTATTGTTGAAACTGAGTTTTAGATTGCTGTACTTCTTTTGAGAATACTATTTGAGAAGATGGAACTAAATACTTTTGCTTGCGTTTAAACTGCATGTATTGGATAAACAAGGGTACGTTGTTCTCAACAACTGTCCAAGCTTGATACCACTCAATAATTAATTCTAATCTTTCATGTGTTTTGTTAATGTCATCATACCTTCCCGTCCAGGCTGCTACAATTTTATCTCCTTCAATAAATGTTTCCACTTCACCGTTAGCCAGTACTCTTTGTACTTGTATTGGGTTCTTGTAAACATGAATAGAACAAAGTGAATCAGAGGTTACTGTTTTACCCTCTGACACAGGATCGACTGATGCAAAGTATGTAGTGCAAAAATCTTTTTCTTCATCCGGTTCTTCCCATACTTGTATTGCACCAGATTTATCTTCTGAGCTTTTTTCTATAGGAAAGATTAATATTGGTTTCTTGGTTGTTGGTGATGCGATAATCTCACCTTTGTTATCATACGCCAAGTTATAACAGGTGTAAGGATAATCTCCTTCTTCAATATCGCGTTTGTGTGATTTTACTAACTCTAGTGGAAATATACTTTCACCTCTAAAGGCAAAGGCTTCTTCCATGTTAGTTGGTCGCTGAGAACATCTAATTTGATATGTTTCAGGATCTAAATCTTTTTTCCACTGTTTCTTTAACTCAATCAGTGCTTCTAATGCTTCTTCTACTTTTGAATTACCAAACTCATCAATGTATGGTGGCATTGACCATTGTTCAGGAATAAATAATCCTGTAATAAGAACTGTTCCTTTTGGATTAGCCCATTTATTTGGTACTTCATAGAATCCATTTCCTTTGGCTTTATACATGTACTTTCGCAAAGGTTCGCACTGTTTCAAATCCCCTACGGTTCCAGAACCAATAAAGTATCCTGTAGTAATTTCACCAGCTTGTAATGCCGGAAGCATGAACTCGTATGTTTTGTCCATAGTCTTGGCAATTCCTGCCTCTTCATAAAAAAACAAAGTACAAAGTCCCCCTACACCGGCTGTATCTGATTGCTCAAATGACAACGCTTGAAGAACACCTTTTCTACCTCTTTCAGTTTTTCTACCATTTTCAACATACTCAATTTTCTGTTGCCACTCACCAACTCCTCCTGGATTCATTGGTCTATACCACGCTGTATGTTGATTCAAAAAGTTTTTGTATTCATTAATCATTTTCCACGTACCATTTACACCAGTAACATACGCACTTAATGAAGAACCAATTTTAAGAACTGGTCCGTATTCAAACCATAGAATATTTACTAGTTTAGCTCCATGATAAAATGAAGATCCAAACTGTCTTTTCTTTAATATGATTCCATGCAAATAAAACAACTCTCCAATTGCTTCATACAATGACATGTGATATTGTGCGTCATGAATGTCTGGAAAATCTGTTTTTCTTTTTACTTTGTCAATGATTGGCAAAAAATTAATCCAAAAATAGTAATCACGCGGCAGGTAATACTTTTTATCACCTTTCCAAAACAAAACACCTTTTCTAGATTTTAGTTTTTGATCATTCCAATAATCAATAAAGTCTTTAGTGCCATCTGCCGCATCACAGAAATAACCATCTTTCTTAAACTTCAGTCCTTGTTTTTGAAACTCTTTAACAACTTCATCAAAATCATACTGACCGGGTTCTTTAAAATAGTCTGCTTCTAAAGTTGTAGCCATATCAAGCCTGTTTGGAAAACTATAAGTTGTCCAAATGCCGTCATGCCATAAAGGTATGTCTTCATGAAACTGACCTAAATCATCATTAATCATCGTAACTTAGTTTTTGTCCACCTCTGGCTCTTGATGATTGTTCTTCTTCCAAATCTTTTGCAACTCCTTTAAATGATTTTCTAATTGCATCAAAGTTTTTTGCAGCACTCACAATGGCTGTAATGTTTCCATCTCGGCCATCTGTAATAGTTTGATTTTCCATATAAAATGCAAGTTTTTCTAACATGTTAGAAATACCATTGTATGCACGAATAGTTGGAGTTTCATACATGTCTTTGCATCTATCTAGTGCTATGCGAATAAGTCTGTCTTCTGGATCAAAGTTAGGATTTAAATCAGAAAGAATTTCATCTTGAACTTCATCTTGCGGTCTATTAAAGTATGGATTCTCTGAACTTCGGCAACTCATATAAAACAAGTATGCATAGATTTGCAAATGATTGTCCGGATACTCTTCCATTATTCTTCTCAAAAAAGGAATAGTCTGGCAGTGTTCTGTTGGAACTACTTTACCATTTATTGCATCAAATAGTTTAATGGCCATGGTTTAATATTTTTTCTCTGTGTTCTTGTACATATTTAAACATTGCAATCACCTCTTTCTTCATGTATGGTAATTCATACGGTGTTACATTTTTTACTAGCGGATCACCCATAGCATCTGTAGCAACAACAGGATAACCATTCTTGTCTAGGTGATCAATTTCAAATTCAATGTGATCTAGTTGAATCTTACCTGGTTTCAAATTAAAGTTATGCTTTAACATAATGTACATGTAAGTACTTAATTGTAAAGCATATTCATTGTAATTACACTCATCTAAATGAGAAAGAGGACCAAGCATTTTTTTACTTTTACCTAGTCTATCTGTAAATCCCTGAAGTTTGATTTCTTTATTTGTTTTGTAATCATACACATCAATCAATTCATCTACAACTTCAATTCTATCAGCCTGTCCGCAAATACCAGTAGACTTTAAATATACCAAATGTTCAGGATAAATGCCATCAGTTAATTGTTGATCTGGCGCAAGTTTAACCATTCCGTCCATCAAAGGGTTTATAATGGTTAACTCTTTACCTTTCCTTGTAATTGTATTACATGCAAGAACATCTTTTTCTCTTTGGTCATGATACCATGAACCTAAATTAACAGCTCTTTTGTTTTCAGATTCCCACAGCTTAATGATGTCTTCAGGAGTCATTTTATTGTACTTAGGATTTTTTCCTTTAGAACAGGCTTCAGCCATTTTGATTGTATCAAATGGTTCTTTAAAGTAATGAATCAATCTTGTTACACTTATCCAATCAATGGGATCTCTTTCATCAACGCTGATATATCTGTGTTCATCGGCATAAAATTTTACACTCATAGTTTTGCCTTTTGGTTTAAAAATATGATACCTGCATTTCTTATTTCTTCATCTTTACTTTTAAGCAAAAGTTTAAGTTTAAAAAAGTCTTGAGTTGTAATTACATGACTAGCTAACAAATCTGCAGCCAACGCAATTGTTTCCAAATATTCTTTTTCTTCTGCAGAAATTGATAAAGTTTTCCATGGATCATAAATGTTTGCGTTGTTTTGAGTTATTTGACCCCATAATCCTTGTGCATCACTAGAATCAATTGGCATTATACCTAAACCATTATCAATAGGTGAAACAATAGGCGCACTGTTATATAAGTTACTTTTTTTCAGACTGTTCATCGCTCAATTTTTTTTGTAGTAAATAACTTTCTTCATGTGACAACACTGCATCCCATTTACCTTCTGGACAATCAGAACCAAGTGCTCTTAGTTTTAATCCCATACTGCATCCGCATGAACCACAACAAGGTCCTGTTCCAGGAACCAAACACTTATCTCCTTTTTTATCTACTAACGGACAACCTTCACAAATCATCCATCTTTCTTTGGCAATTTCTTCAACATGTTCATTCTTGAATATGTTATTCTTGATCCCCTCCAGGATTTGCCCTTTTGCTTTCCAAATTTTTATTACGCTTTTCATACATTTCTTTGTAGTACTCATTACACATTTCTAATCCTTTAACTTTGCTATCCAACATTGTTTTAGAAAGATTGAATTTAATAACTTTTTTAAAATCCTCTTGAGAGTTGCTCTCTAATAGTTTTTGCATTTTTTCAATATTCTTTTCAAGCTTTCTTCTGCTTAATCTAAGAGTACCTAATCCATGCAAAAAAATTGTAGCATTTTCTAAGTTTTCAATCTTTCTAGTTACTATAGAATAATAAAACTCAACAACATCCCTTACCATTTCCTCTGGTAAATTTAGTTCTTGAGCTGTTTTTTTAATTAGCTCCTTGCCCTTGGTTGGTTTCAAGATGATATACTTTTAAATTCAGTAATATAGTTCCTTCTGTTAATAACTCCAAATCTTTGTTTAATGAAACAAGTTTGTTTCCTAATCCACTTCTAGTTACCAAATTTTCTTTTACACACTTTGTAATAAAGTTTCTTGTAGTTTGAACATTACCAAAAATTTCTTCAGAAACAACTTCATTGCAGAAATCTGACATATTCATTTCACCGTATAATCCCAATAAAGACAAACAATCTAATTGTGCCGGACTTAACCTAATCTTATTTATGAAGCAGTACATGTTTATTTGAAACTTGATGACTTCAATCAAAGATAGCGGCACTTGCTTGTTAACAACTAACGCCTTTGCCATGACTATTCTTCTTTTGTTTCAGTTTCTTTTTTTTCTTCTTCAGCTGCATCTTGCATAGCTTGATTAATTTGCATCATTCTCATTGAATAATCAAATGCTTCAAACTGCGCTTTTTTAATGCGGGCTTTGTACTCTTCAACAGTACATTGAGCAGCAAGAACTTTTTCTTGACTTTTGTAATATGCAATTGTTTTTTCTTGCATGGCGCGTATCTCTTGTGGAGTGTACTCGCGTTCTTCTTGGTTGGTTTGTTCTGACATAATATTTAATGTTTATTATGCCAAATATAATAATAAATGGTTAACTATTTTATGTTTAATAAAAAAAGCACCTCTTGAAAAGTGCTTTAGCCAATGAAATGAAAGTCAAAGGGGGGATTTATTTTTTTCTAGCATTGTTGCCTTTACCATTTCTAGCGCGGTTTGTAGATGCTTTCTCACTTACCAACTTTCCTTTTTTAGTATGTGATTTATCTTTGCCGTCTTTGTTACCATAAGTTCCAGCTTTTCTATTAGCAGCATTTAATTCTTCTCTGTATTTGATACGCGAAGGACTTGAATGATACTCTTTGTTGTATTCATTCTTTTTCTTACGCGCTTCAGGATTAGAAGCAAAATACTTTGCAGACTTACTGGTTCCAGTAGACTTACCTGCTAATGAATTTCTAGCCATTATTCTCTTTCTTTCATTTTTTTGTAACCAAGGCCACCAAGTGTTCCGGCAATAGCTGCACCAATAACACCTAACACACCTCCTTTACTTTCTTGAGACGAACCTTTTGATTTTGATTTAGATTTTTTCCGACAACCTCTTCCACCATCTGATGTAGTTTCGCAAATTTCTCCACCGTCATCTCTACGAAGTAAACTTCCTTTTGCTCTATTTGATGGTGCATAATTTAAAGCATCTACATTTTTTGTATATGCTAGTCCTTTAAATTGATTTTTATTCATGCTTTCAAAGATTTTAACATTGCAATTAACTTTGGTTGTGGAGAAACATCAGATTTATCTTTACGGTATGAGTTATGAGTGAAAACCCCATTCTCTCCTTTTAAAGCCCTAACGGTTATATCCCAGATGTCTTCATTGTAAGTCAAGTCAATTCCATGTACTTGATTCCAATAAACCAACAACTGACGCACAGATTCTATTTGAGCATCTGTATATAAGTGATAATATGAATGTCCTTTGTAAGCTTTTTCTAATGCGCATACTTGGTTGACTGGAACTTCTCTATCAACATAATTATAAAACTTGCCAGCTTTAAATGTAAGAGGTCCCCAATTGCATATCTCAATACCTATAGCTATAGGATCAATAGACTTGTACGGAACACCTTTGGCTCTAAAAATATCTTGTTTAAGACCTAAGTGATAACCCCATTTTTTAGAACCAAATGCTTGACAAATCTCTCCATCAAAAGTATCTTTAGACGCACCGTTTCCTGAGATTACAACACATGTTGCAATTCTTCCTCTGTCATCTTTATCCCACATTTTAATGGTTGCAGGTGCAGAAGAATTTCCAGCAGTATGGTGCAGAACAATTTGAACTTTTTTAATTTCTTCATTAAAGTATTGACCTGATGATAAAGGAACTTGTTTGATTTTTTTTAAGTCTAATTCTCCCATGATTCTATTTATTGAATTTTTTAACAAAGATTTTTGAAATGAAGTTACCTATCTTTTTTAAGAATCCATTTGCAGCTTCAACTTCAACAGTAGTTCCGTTTTCATCTTTTCTAACATGAATGTCAAGTTTTTTAGAATCCAAATCAAAGTCTGAACCATCTGTTCCTTTTTCAAACTTTACATCAATCTTTTCAGTATTGACTTCAGCTTTAAATTTACCTTCTTTTTTTTCTACATGAACATCTACCTTTTTGGTATCAACATTCACTTTAAAATCTTCAATTTTTTTCTTTGCCATGGTTATTTTATTTCAGGATTTTCAACTGTAAGTTGTGATAATGTTGCAGTTGCACTACCAAGTGCAATCAGATACCCAGCTCCAGTTAACACTGCTGCTGGTAGTGCCACAGGCGAAGCTAAAAGAATAGCTCCTACTGCTCCAAACACTATACCAATTCTTTGCATTTTTTTCCAAAACTTTGGTGTTTTTGCTTTCCATCTTTCTTTAATTGTTTTCTCTTCCATTTTCTTTATCTTTATCTTTATTAATTAGCTTTTGTAAACCAAATTTTGATTTTAATGCTCTTACTAATGTTCTAGGAAGGATTCCTATTTCTCCTAAATTTTCAAGTAAAGATATAAAATATACTGAATAAAAACCGCCTATAACTAATCCTGGAAGCAAAGTAAATAAGATATTACCTTTTGCCATTCCCCAAGATATATGAAGCAAATAAGATGTTGCAATAAAATAAAGAGGCATTCTCCAAATTTTAAAACTTACAAATCTTTTATTTATTATGCTTTTAACTATGCCTGTTATCCAGTCTGCAATCATTAATGACCATAGAGTAAATACAGCTTTAGGATCATCCCAAATATAATTTGATACAAATGAACTTAAAGAAACACAAAAAGCAACTGTTAAATTTATAAACCAGGTTTTTGCTCCTACAAGAGAATATAAAAAATCAAGAGGATCTGTAAATCCTATAAAACCCGTTCTAGCTTCTTCTTTCATTTTATTAAAATAATTATATTATTACAAATCATTGTTTTCATGATTTTATTGGGTAATATAAACTTGTGCAGTAAAATAACAACCGGCTGGAGCAGTACCAGAAGTAGCAGTAATTAATCTAATTTGAAGTTCATCACCTTCATTTACAGCTAAGAATGTAGTCAATGGATAATGGTCATTTCTACCAAAGTTAATATAAGCACCAGAAGCAAAATTATATCCAGTTATAATATCTACAAAAGTACCTGCTGTCACATTATGTATTCTAAAAGTACCAGTCCAACCTGTACCTCCAAAAGAAGTTTGTATAAATGTTGAAAGTTGTACTGATCTAACAAATCCACCAATTGGAGTTCTTACGCTATGTCTAGGACTTACATTTAGCAAAAGTACAGGAGCATAATTTGCATTTCCTGGAATTACATAAGTAGAACTATTTGCAGGGTTAATAGTTCCAGTTTGAAAATTAAGGGTTGCTGTTTTATATGTTGCTGTTTCAAATACCTTAATTATGTTACCAGATGCATCTTTGTAATAAGGCAACTTATCTGCCTTATCATAAAAGTAAGTATTGTTTGGTAAAGTTGGCAATAACCAATCAGCAGAACTATCTGTAACATAAGTATAGTTAATGGCTGCTGCCATTTTAGTTGTTATTGGTGTTGCTGCCATGATGTAAATGTATTATAAAAGTTATCAAATATTAATTTTTCTGAATCAGATAAATCATCATATAAAACTTCTTCTATTTCTTTTATAATCAAATCTTCTTGCAATATTAAAGCATATCTTTTAACATAATAATCTGTTATAAAAGTTTGATTATATTCTATATGTTGTTTATTATTTACCATATCAGTAAAATCTTGATATGCGCTTAAGTCCTTGCCTTCAAGATCACTGATTTTGCGGATCAGAGTGGTATCATCAATAACAGATATTATATCACTCAATAGTATATCAATTTTTGTCATCATAATAAAATATTTCCTTGGTTATCAATTGTATTTACTACAAGCTGTAGTACATTGGTATTTATAGGAGTAGTTGCTCCTTTAAATTTATTATTAATAAGTCTTGCATTACCTGGTGAAGCTGATGCAGTTATACAATTTGCTGCACTACTTTGTGGCAGTATAATGGTACAATTTATAACGTCTTGAGGAGGATGAGTTACTACAGATCCATATAGTCTAACTCCAGGACCAGTTCCATTTTGAACTATAGTGCAGTCTACAATTTCAAAATCACCACCTGTACCATTAATTACAGCGGGAACTGCAGAATTACAAACAAAGTAATTTCTACGAAATTTAGCTGTACCATCACTATAGTTAAACCAAAGGTCAAGTACAGTATTAGCTCCTGTTGTTCCAGTACAATTTGTAGTAATAACTCTTCTGTAACAAATTCCTGATGTTGAACTTGCATTACATCTGTTTGCAAATCCTTGAGCTATAACAAATCCAGATTCCATACAGATTCCTGTATTTGTAGTAATAGTTGTATCAGTAGCACTACCCTCTCTAACTCCTATTCCTGATGTTGTACATCTAATTATACAAGAAATAGCTGTAGAAACGTCTACTGCATTTCCTGAAGCAGTTGTTATTCTAGAATTACTTATTGTACCTCCAGAATAACCAATTGAACCTCCAGTGCAAGTAATTGTACAAAAGTTTGCAGAAGAACAGGCTATAGCTGTTCCTAATGCATTTGAAGTACAAGTTAATCCATTTACTGTTACTACATGAAAGGCTCCTGCCGTTGATTGTATTATTGGAGTATTTCCAGAAGTAGCTGTATAAGTAACTGTTGAATTAATAAAGTTTAATGTAGTACTAGCACTTCCAGATGGATTTGTAAATGAACCAAATACAGGAGCTGCAGTAGATGCAGTATTAGTTCTTACAATATTAAGATTCAGTATATTAATTGTTGTTACAATAACTCCACCGGTAAGAATATATGAAAACATTGTTCCAGAGTTATTAGTATAGGTATAGGTATGACCGTTACCATTAATATCAACTCCTTGTTTTAAGGGAATTGCAACAGCTCCTGCTTCTGTAACATCAGCAAACATCTCAATAGTTTGACCTAATAATGCAGCAGTCATTGCTGAAGATAATGTTGCATAAAATGTATATGCACCATTTGAATTGGCAATACCAAATCTACCATTTTGAGGAGTATAAGTAGCATAATCAATACTGTTAGTTGATGGTACTGGTATACCTACTGTAACACCAATGTTTTTATTTAAAAGAGTTGGGTTCCATGTTGGTGTAAAATATGTTCCTGCAAAAGCAGATGTATTATGAGAACAAAATACAATTCTTAATGCTTTATTAAATCCAGCAGCCAGTTCATCTATTCTTTTTAATACCCATGCTGATGTTGCACTTCCTGGATTAATTACTTGATACGTGCCATTATGACGAGGTTCAGCTTGATTTTTTACAAGTAATGTTGTAAATTGTGTTAATGATGTTGTACTAGCACCAGCTGTCATTCCTGATACAATTAAAGTACCTGCAGCAGTTGCTTTTAATGTAGCACCTACTCCTGGTTTAGTTAAATCTGTACCTAATGTATATACGCAAATAGGAAGTGCTACAGACGTAGCATTATCTACAAATGTTATTTGTAACGGTGCTGTAGTAAGTGTGGTAAGAGCAAAAGTGATGTCAGCAAATCCAACTATAGGTGGAGTAGTGTTACCCCATGCAGTATTTGTTTGAGTAAAGTATTTACTACCGTTTACTAATCCCTGAAATGCATTTACTTGTAATGGATACAATTCTTCTGGAGCATCAATATCTACACTTCTAGTTAAGATATATGGTGTAGAAACACTTCCTGTATCTGCAATTTCATAAACTCCATTATGAAATTGATTTACTTGATTCTTAACAAGTATCAAATCACCAACTTCTGGAATATAACTAGTATCAATTCTACCTAAAGATGTATTATCGGAAACCACACCATTTAAAGTTGCTGTTAATTTTGCTCCAATGCCGTCATTTGCAACACCATTAAAATAAGTTGGAGTACCTGTTAGTACTCCTTCAGTTGCTGCAATAACAAATACAAGTGGTGAATCATTTTGATTTACAATAGGTTTTGCTTTCCATAACTGAGTGGCTGCTTCATACGTCAAAACATCTCCATCTAATGGAATATTACCAGTACCTTTTAACTGAACATCATGAAGTTCATCTAACTCAAAACCGTTTTGAACTTTAACAAATATTTCACCTACCGTAGCTGATTTTTTAGTAACTATCCCTATAAAAACAAGGTGATTTGGTGCATAAGGCTTTGCTGTTAATCCATATATCAAAGTTCCATTAGGACCTAACCAAACTGGATCACCTGCAACACCTGCTGCAGAAGTATCTATTCCAGATAATAAACCATCAGAAATTACTTGTCCTTGAAAGTTATTTGCTCCAGTTACTACTACAAGACCTAATGTCTTAGATGAGGTTGCTTCAGTGGTATAATCTGCTTTACTAACAAGTATGTTAGTACCATTTGCTCCACTAACATAAACTGCTTGACCTTTTACAAGTCCTCCGGTTTGATTATACTTCACATCAAATACTAATCTATCTGCTTCACCAGTTACTATAGGTAAATCTGCAATAGTTGCAAATACATTTGTAACAGATGCATTATTAGATAAGACTGCTGCTTGATATTCATCATTAGGCAGATCTCTTTTTATAAAAGTTCCCATAATTAAGAGTTATAAGTTATAATAAGTGGTCCACTTCCAAGAATGTCATATCCAAATTCACTTGCTGGATAAGTATTGTTACCTCCAGCATCCATTGATATAGAAACACCTGCAGGAATATTTTCATAACTTGTACCACCATCAAAAGTAATTAGCTCATTATCAGAACCACTATTAAAGAATGTAATTGAATATACAGGTACTGCAATAAAACCTGTTCCTGTTATATATACTTTTAGATTAGGTGTTCTCACAAAAGGAACTTGATTAACATCTAAAGCTGTTGTAGTACTTACAGTAGTACTTGTAATTGCAGTTCCTGCACCATCTAAAGTACTAGATTGTGTGAGAAGTTGTCCTGCTGGAGAAACACTGATTGCAACATTATTAGTAACACCATCTGTACCACAGATTGCAACAGAACTAGTAGCTGCATCTGTAATTACAGTACCATCTACTGTAATAGAGTTACCTCCATCTTGAATAGCAACTTGACCTGTTGCATTTACATTTAAAGGAAAAGGAGTAGTAGATACCCCGTTTATATAACCATATACTCCTACTTGATCATCAGCTGCATCTAAGTTTACATTTATAACAGGTACAGGAGCAGTAATGATTACAGGTATTGGACTTCCTACAGCATTGATAATTTCTACTTCGCCAGTTACACCTACTGTTCCTGAAACAACCCATGGAGATGTACCTTGATTTGCAATTATAGTTCCGTCTACTGTCCAAGGATCTGAACTTGGATCTTGTGTTACTGGCAATGAGCTTGGAAATATTATAGAGGTGTTTGTATTTACAAAACCATTTGAATCTACAGAAACTGGAGTAGGTGTAGTGCCATCATAACCGTAAATACCTACTTGGTCATTTGCTGCATCTAAGTTTATCTCTAAAGGCAATGCATTAATGATGTTAACATCCAGTCCTTTATCTGCACCAACAATTGTACTTGTTATTGGAATGCCAGTGCCATCGTGAACATTAACATTTAAACCAGTTATTGGAGAACATATTGTAATTCCGTCTTCAGCGCAGGTAAGAGGTTTTGCTACCTCATCTGCAATAGCTTGCAGACCTCTTAAAACATTTAGTTGCCAGTTAGTATTTAAACCGTCTGAATTTATAATTGACATAACTTATGATTTTAATAAACAATATCTAATAATATACAAAAAACTTTTTGTTTATGCAACAAATATAAACAAAAAAAAGGCCTTAACTGATTAAGACCTTTTATTCATTGTTTACTACTGATTAATATTTAGCAATACAATCTCCTTCTTTAGCAACAAACTTTGTTTTCCCCTCAATATCTAATACATCACAGTAAGATAATTGACGAGGTGTGATCATAACTTCATCACCTGCTTTGCAAAAAGTTACATCTTCTCCAACTGCATGCACAACTAGACGCGTGTAGTGTTTTACAAGATCAGCTTCCATAGATGCTTGCGCTTCTGGGCTAAGTTCTAATCCTTTAATTTTTGGCTCATAAGCCGGCTTGTCTAAAATGACAACTTTACCTTGATATATCATAACTATTTTTTATTTAAAACAATTTATACTGAATATGTCTTGCGACAACTATTTCATTTTCAATTACATCTACAATTTCTGCATTTGGAACTGTTGTTAAAGCTTCGGCAACGGCATAAGATCCATTAGGATTTCTTTGTTGTGTTGTAACTTGAACAACTACATTTCTACCTGCTTGCATTGCTTTTGTACTTTTCATCCAACCTTCTGCGTTAGAAGATGCTTTAGAAATAAGTTTGAATGTGTCGCCATCTCCCCAAAAAACAATGTCCTTGACATTTTTCTTAGCACCGTTGGCATCAGTGTTCTGTAATGATTTTTCTTCCATTACTTTAAACCTTTAGCAATTCCTTTTACACCATACATTTGAGCTGTTTCTAATTCAGTCATAGCAATTGAAAAACAGCGTTTTGCTTCACCGTCTTCTGTTGTAAGTAACTCATTGTTACAATAATCAATAGCATCAGCCATCATTCTTTTAAATCTTCCAATCTTATCATCTGACGAAGGATTGAAGTTAATATGACATCTTTTTTCTCCAAGTGTCATTTGTCTGTTTGGTGTGTTATCCATTTTTATTTATTTAATTAATTTACTTTGTCATAAGTGAGTTCAAAAATATCTGGCTTACATGCATAGAACTCACCTTTAATTCCTTTTATGATGTAGTCACCTAATGATGCAAACATTGGTCCTTCTAATGTTTCAATCTTAATCTTAGGTTCTGCAACTGAATCATTAAAAACAATTTCTTGTTCTTGATTCATAAACTCGGAAATCTCATCAAGAGTTCCTAATGTAGCATCTGCAAAATGCACTGCTTCAATTTCTACTGGTTTTTTTCTGTACTTCATTTGTCTTTGAGATTAATATAAGCTTTCATAATTGCCAAGTAGTTGATGGCATCTTCAATTGTATCAGTAATCTTTTCATCTTTTACCATTGCTTCTTTGTCCAATAGTGTAGATATGCGGGACATTTTATCCATCAGTCTTACCAAGATTCCTTTTTCCACAGACACACCTGCAATGGTGCTGTTTCTAAAATTAGCAAATGGATCATTGTTAGATCCACCGTAGTCATTGTTCTTTGCTACAGCTGTAGAAAAACATCTATTAAATGTTTCAACCATATTCACAAGTAACGGATTATTTGCAAGTGGATTTTCTACATTTTTTGGTTCATCTACTTTTTCTTCGGTTGGTTGTGGTGGGTTTGTTCTGTATTTATCACCAGACACCCATGACTCATCTTCTGAATGCCTTACATCAACAAAGTGCTTATCAAGCCAAAGCCCTTCATCAATATTTAATTTAACCTCGGTTTCTGTTTCCCCAAGAGTTTCATAAAACTCTCTACCAATGTGGGTGTTGTGCCAACTTCCTTCAGGTCCCTTTCTGGAAATTTTAATCATTGTTTCTCTCTCCATTTATTTTAGTTTAAAAAATTTACCAAGTATGTTCCCATTCAGGAACTCTTCACTTTCCAATACGCCCAAGGCAAATTGGAATTTGCATTCATAATAAGACAACTCCTGTTTACCAAAACAGATGTGTAATATTTCTCTTCTGATAGTTACTCCGTCCGCATGTGCTTTTTTTAATACTTCATTGCTACTGAAATAGTTTTTGTAGGTTGTTTTTCTCACACGCTTGTAAGTCTTCAACCTTTTATCTGTAGGTAATTCTTTTTTACCTAGTTTAGTTTTGACATCAGCATAAAAATTCTTCTTGCCAATGTATCTAACCGGTCTACCATCAATGATTGAAACCATTTCATATACAAAACCAACAGTTCCTTCTGGAATCATTTCTTCAGTGAACTCTTTTCCTTCTAATATCCACATTTGTTTTACACTTTAAATATTTTTTCCACAGTAAGACATGGTTTCTTTTTATTTTTAGCAAGTCCCAATGATTTTCCAGTAGTATGTCTATAATACACTGGAGTAAACTGATCCATTCCGATCCCAATGCAGAAATAAGCCCTGCAAAATTTAACTTTAAATCCATTTATAACTTTATAAAATACTTTCATTAGATTCCTGATTTAGTTCCTAGTTCATCAAAGTAGGTCAAGCAATTCTTGTCAATTGTTTTTCTTTTTCTAGCCAAATTAGGATTGAGCATAATGTACTTCATTTCTTTTCCATCTTTAACAGTATGAATGTAGCTGATTACACTTTTGCGGTACAACCTCTTCATAAAATCAGCGTACTTGTTGCGTGTGTACTGCAATTGCTCCATAAGAGTTGCATCAGTATGCGGGAGTTCGCGGTTGTGGTACAAGATATTGTACACACCGTTAGTCATGTCCGCCATTTTTAAGATTCGTCCGTAGTCTACAGGACTAAAATTTTGAAGAATGTACTGAAGAGCCGAACTATCTATAATCACATACTCATCACTGTGAACAATTACTAAGTCTTTGTCAACTACATTGATGGTTGTGGATTTTGGAAGTATCTCTCCAGTAGAAACATCAGCAACGCCTTGTTCTAACTTTACTTTCCTAATAATTGGCTTTATCATGACACAAATCTAACAAACATATTTGAATAATGCACCCTTTTAGGTGCAATTTTTCTTTGTTTTGCGTTTTTTTGCACCTATTTGGGTGCACCCTATCTTCTGTATCCCCCGTCTTTGCTAGGTTTTTAATGATCCCCCTATATTATATATTTAGGAGCATAAAAAAACCCTTACGAAGGCAGAGATTCGTAAGGGTTCCGTGTAACTGAACAGTCACACATTAACCCGCTAGGAGAGAGGCGCGGATAAATTATTTTCCTTGGCCTTTGTAAGCCTTTTTGTATTTTTTACTGCGTTTAGACTTTGAAGTTTTAGTCTTTGCGTGAACACCTGGTCTAGTAACTTTAACAGAAACTCTAGTGTTCGTACCTTGTACACCCATTTTTGCCATGATCTTATTATTTTATGGAAACAAATATAATAAACTTTCTCTTACAGAAATAACTTATAGCAACTGTACATTAAATACGAATGAAAGTATGCTTCTGCTTCCATCTCCTCATCTCTATTAAGAAATTGAGGTAGAAATTCTTGGCATACATGTAGCATCTCATGTGCGAGGGTTCTCATGTTCTCTGGATTAGACGGAGAGAATCCATACTTTAGGATCACAATGCGTAATTTACAATCCTTGTCTGGTGACTTACGGTAGATGTAAACACCGTGTCCAATTCCACCCCCGTCTTTATCAAGTCCGTCAAATTCCTCCCGGTTATCCTCAATAAACTTAATCCATTCGGTTTTAGTTTTGTAGAAATCTTTAATGTCAGACAGCTTTTTACTTTGTGGAAGCCCATACGCATCATCGTACCAATCCAATACTTCATCACAGTTGTATCCAGAAACAACCATCATGCGTTCAGAACTATACGGCTCCAGTAGTATAGTGTCAATAACACATATATTCATAATACCTTTTTAGATTTTTTTCTAGCAAGGACTCTACCATCAATGATTCCCATACCAAGTTTTCTTGCTTGCTCATCTTTACTGCTAATTAATTTATACAACTCTCTGATCTGCTCTAAAGAAAAAACCTTTTTATTCATTAACCCTTGTAGCTTACCCACATAAGAACATCTAGTAGCAAGACGATCCATATCAAATAAACTAATAGCCGTATTCTTGTTACACAAATCCCATTTAGTTTCAAACTTTGATATTTTATCTTTCATCTTCTTTAAAAACACTATGTAATCATAATCTTCCATAGGCAAATATAATAATTCTTGGTAAACTAGAACCAGAGAGTATGAGGATGTGGGTGGAGTCACTATATATTCAACCCCCGGTCCAACAGAAGAAGTGGTGTACCCCCCATGTCAAGCACACCTCAAAGAAAAATCCAAGATCAAAACCCAAAAAAGTTCCACCAGGGAAGAGTTCTTCACACACCTGGACACACACACCACACACGCACCACCACCGAGGGAGCCACCACCACACACACCACACACGCAGGCCCACACACGGCAGCCACCACACATGTTTATTAATAGTGGTTATTACTACACACCACTCTTTATCCTAAACTTAAAATCTCAAGAGATTTTTCTAAACCCTTAAAAAAATTATTATGAAAAAATTTATTGCCTTGTTGGTTACAGCACTGTTAGTGCTAACACCAATCTTATTAATGTACATAACACCTTATGCTATTTCTTTAATTGCAGTACCTGCATTAATAATGCCATTAGTATTATGTGAAGTATTTAGTAATTAACCCTTAAAAATTTTATTATGAACCATTTACTTAATTTGCTGCTCATTATCATGAGTGGCGTATGTGCTATCCAGATCGTAGCTGTTGACTCTAAGGAAGAGTTAACCTTTGCTGTTGCCGGTCTTGCACTTTCATTGATGATTATGATTGTCAATATAATCTCACCATTGTTTAACACTAAGTCTTAATGTTTGTGTTGCAATACTTGAATGGCTCCACGGTTGTGGAGTCATTCAATTTTCCAACAAAGGCATTGTGCCATTGGAAAAAGAATTTATTAATTAACCAAGGCACACACAAAAGCGGTGTCTTTAAAATCAAATCATTATGAAACGTCAAGCCTCAGTTGGTATGTTCTACTTATGGACTATCCTAATCATTACAGCAATATTGTTTTTAACCTCTTGTGGATCTGCAAAGTCTTGCCATACTAAGAAATACCATGTAGATAAAAGTATAAAGAAAGCACAAGGTAGATCAAGTGCATACAGAAATTAATATTAAGGGAAGGGCTGCGGCTCTTCCTTTTTTTTTGGGGACATAGATGCAACACCCATTGTGTAGTGGTAGTGGTGTTTACTATCACTCAAACAAACACCCAACACACGCGGCAAGCAGCCTCGTTCCTCGGCACTATGCCGCTTCTCCCACACTTCAACCACACCTCACATTCTCTATCCTAAACTTAAAGTCACAAGTGACTTTGGGCTTCGCCACCCTTCGGGGGTTTGTCACTCGCTATATGCCTTGCGTGAAAGGCTACAATTTTTTTTATTAAAACCGGCGGGTATAAAACGCAACACTACCATGACAACTATGTCAGAAAAAATTGCTTTGATTAAGGCAAACAAAAATTTAATCACTTCAACAAAATTAACTAATGCTAAAATTGCAGGTCTTACCGAAGACGTTGCTGATGCATTGGTTGCTGAAATTCAAGCTCACGCTGATTATTCTGTTGAAGAAACTATTGTTTCAACTACTACATCTGTTCCTGTATTGGAATTGGAGGGTGTTGAAACAAGTGATAAATTTGGTGCTCTTTTACACTTACCGTTCATTGGTAAGACAAAGAAAGGCGGTGCTAAATTTCAATATGGTAATTCCTTTGTTGTTGTTGGTCAAGACATGCGTCTTAAAGCAATGACAATTGAGTTGGGACAAGTATTCGCTTTAAAAGCAGATACTATTGAACTAACTGATAAGGGTTATTATGTTGGTCGTGTCAATTGGGGTGCTGATGAAAAGATTACAAATCTTAATGCACAAATTGCTGCGTTTCAGGAAACACTTACCACAGCCTCAGCGCGACATGCGTTGAAATATGGTATGACGTTGGTTGATGCCACAGCTGAAATCACAGCTAAAAGCAAAGCCAAAGACATTGACGCTGTTAAGCTACCTGAAATCAATTTCTAATTTCAGATTGGATATACCCACGTTGCACTACGGTGTGACGTGGGTTATTCATATTAAACAAAAGCTCGTAGAAACCTTGACGGTTTCTGGCCGCATGGCCAACGACACATCCCTCTCTCTCCGAGGGCTGAACCAAGGTTCAGACTCCTTAGATTAGTAGCCCATGGTATGCACTACCTGAATCCCATTCAATTAGTTAGTAGCCCATAGTGTTGCATAACCTGAATACCACACTGTCGCTCAATAGGAACTTGCAGTTCCTATGCCGCTGGGCTTACCTCTGCTCGCCTGCCGCGGGCAATGCTCCGCAGGCTGAACCTACGGTTCAAACTCCCTTGGCCTTCTAGTTACTATCATCAAGGGGAGAACAAGTAAATTTTTATAAACTAAATACTATCATAAAATGTCACAAAACAAAACAGATTACTCACAAAACTTCACAGTGGAATGCAAGATGTCTTCCAGAGAATACTATGACTTCAGATTGCTAGCACTAACACACAAAGTTCATTTCCTTGTTAAATGGGAAAAAACCTACTGTATAGTAGTAACCGAAGCACCGTTCTTAGCTAAGTGCGGATACAGTGAAGGTGTAGACTTTTAAGTCCCTATAAGGCCTCTTAACGGCTTGATAAGGAGCTTATTAAGGCTATTCTTGTTTACACGAGAAGAATACCATGTACTTATTATACCCTAATCTCATCACACAAAGAAGATTAGGGTATTTTTTATGTATAATGTGTTCTTTTATGCATGGGAAAGCTCACCTCCTGCCATATCTTTAAAAGAGCAGTAGCTCAATTTTTATTTACTAGTCTAAATTATATAGTTATATGAAAACAATCACAACACTTAGCAAAGTATGTATTAACCTCTCCATAGGGTTAGCACTACAACAATTTTTTTATGGAATACAATACGGTAAATGGATAGACTTTACTACATGGTCTACTACTACATTAGGGTTTGAAGCATTGTTTATACTCTCTATTGTATTCTCTACTATATCAGCAGTAACAAAGGTATCTGTAAGACCAATGAAATCAAGCAGAACAACCCTTCTTAAAGACATAGGAGAAAACATTTACTTTCAAAAAGAAGATTAACATGTGGACAGTCATCTTAAATTTTAGTAAGGGCAATGTGCAAATTTTTAGAGATTTAACAGCTCACCAAGCAGAACAAATGGTACATGTAGTAGTATTCCACAATAAAGATTGCATTGATGTATCAATACTAAAACAAACTCAGGAAGATCCAAGAGATCAACCTGATTACCCAACTGAGTAGCCTACGCATCTAGGCTCAGTATACTGGAGGAGATGGTGCATAGTATGCTCCTCCATTTTATTCTAACCCAGGCGCGAGTATGACTCTAAGTGCCGACCAACCTAGGGAGTGGAGTTACCCGGTTATTATGAAAACAGAAAAATTGAATGTGTGCCGTTTCCTTATTGCTTTGGAATGTGAGAGCCGCCCTAACGCCTAGCAAGCAGGTCCAATGGGAGAGTACCGAAAGAAACCTCTCCCTTTTTTTTAACCTTCAAAAATTACACAATGTTATTTGCTAAACTTTTATTCATTATAAAACTACACACAGGTTTTATAATACCGTCATCAGATGTTGATGGACGAATCATTTACTCTATACCAACTGAATGTATTGAGTATGCTTATCAAGCAGAGATAATTCAGTATTTAAAAACAGGAGTGTTTAAGTATGATGACACACTAGACGATCCAGTTACACCATTAGAAACAATAACCCTAAACCATTAAGTATGAAAACAATAACCTTACTTTTAATATCTCTAATAGTTATTCTTGTTTGTGTAATGATAATTACTAAGAAAAGAATGCCAGTGAGTATTGAGTCAATTGACCGTGGACAATATGAATTACTATTAGGCTGTGATGCTAGGCAAGTGTTCTTACATTATCGCGTGACAAGTATGCATGGACTATCTCTTTCAGGAGCAGAAGATAGAATCGCTGAAGGTGGATCGTATATTGACGGTCTATGCAACTACCATCCAAGAGATAAAAATCTTGACAAAAGTCCTTTACCTTTTTTATTCCTAAACATTAATAGTTTACAAAATAACTATAGTAATCATGAAGTCTATACCTGCATAATGCATGAGTGTATGCACATGGCCGGTAAGTTATATGATGGCTGTTGGGATTCACATGAAGAAGAAATGGTAACATGGGCGGAAGAAGAAGCTAATGAAATCATATTGCTCTTACAGAAAAAGAAATACATTTAAATCATAAGTATAGTAAGCTCAACTGGTAGAGCTGTAGCAACACTGCTATGTGTGTGGGTTCGATTCCCTCCTATACTTCTAACCCCTAAAAATAATTCCAATGAAGGAAATAGTAATCACCGTATTGTTAATGGCATTGTTCTATTCACAGTACATATTAAATCAGAAGAGATGAGTGAAGGAAAACGTAAAATCAATCAAGCCTTTAGAGCTTTAAGAAGCAAAGGTTATTTTGCACGCCAGAACTTTTGGTGTTGTAATACATGCGGTTGGCATGCTGTACCAGATGATAAAGCCGACAAGGCTGTATTCTACCATGAACAAGCAGCAGCTAATCTTAAAGAAGATGGCGAGTGCTGGCTTTCTTGGTCAGGTGACGGTAATGAAATTGTAAAAGTATTTCAAGATGCAGGAGTAACTGCTAATTGGAATGGAGAGTCTAATCAAAAAATTCAAATCATACAGCCATGAAAGCATTTCAACCAGTAAAAACCCTTAGCAAAAATAAGGCAGGCATCGGTGATGTATTCATCATTGAAGATATAAAAAGAACTGTTACCAATATCACTACGCAATATGTGTATATAGATAATGGTAAATATTACATGAAGAAAATGTTTAACCAATGGATTCGTGTAGCTAATACTATAGCAGCAAGAGATACTCAATCTGAAATGAAGAACCTTGCATCTAGGCATAGAGAAATTGAAACAAGTATCATGCGCAAAGAAGCTAAGGCTGAGTACGATGAGAAGTATCGTGAGCCTGCAATCAATCGCATGGGTGCTGATACAACATTGAAACTATACATTGTTCTTACAGGTGTAGGTAGTACCATCAAGTTCTATTTCTCACCAACATTTAAGGCAGACATATATGATTTAGAAAAATCTTATAAGTCTTTGCATGGTACAGCGTATTCAGCATTCGCATGGGGACATTACATTCAACATGGTCAACACATTGCATTGATAGGTATGAATCAGTACTTAGAAAGAAACCTTTCAGACGCACGCAAAGCTTTTGCTATGACGTGTTTAAGAAAAGAAACCATCAATGATTGCAAAGTCAATGTAAATTTATACAATGACATGTTTGAGCTATTCGGTGCTAAGGCTCCGGAATCTAAGTTACTATCATCACCAACAGAATCACCAAAGCCAACAGAAAAAAAACATTGGTCAGGACTCAATGGAGATATAGCAACAAGTCAAATTAATCAAGCAATTGATAACATGTATCAAGATGACGAAACAGATTACCCATTTTAAAAAATAGGGTTAGTGCCGGAGATTACATCAAAGGTGCTATCCCATAATTTAAATCACTATGACAAAAAAAATTAGATATTGCGGTAGACGCGATGATGGACACATGGGTTTCCTTAGCCTACCTTTTGAAGATGCATTAACAAAAGGAACAGCTTTTGAGCATAACGGTTATCAAATGGAAATTTCAGAATCAGATGTGTTGGCATTTCGTATGCACAGACATTGTCCGCATTTAGATGTAAGAATGAATGGTCATCATGAATTTACAATCAAAGAATTGTACAACACGTGTCCTGAAATTCTATTAGACCTCCTAGCATTGAATGGAGGAGTAGAATACATAGCCCAAATACTAATTGGGTATGAAGAATTGTATAACCAAGAACAATCAATAGCAGTATGGCGAGAAAATCAAGAGTAGTGGAACCACATCCACTGGTATGTTGCTTACCTGGACATGAAAATGTATGGCCTGAACAAGGTATATTAAAAAAGTTAACCCGTAAGTTCTACCACAAAAGTGGTACGGAGTTAAGATTAGAACAAGAACAACAAATCAAATTATTACCCACCCTCAAAAATTATTAAGATGACTGATCAACAAATTGATCGCATGACAAGCGGTGCTTGCATCATGTGGAATGAAAAAACTTGCAAGTCTGGTGAATTTACCAGCAGAATGAAGTACAAAGACTCTAAGTATAAACCTACTCAACAAGAGTTAGAAAGAATCCAACAGCTTTCTTTTACAGATATTGCCCGTGTAGATGAGATTGAAAATCCTGATGTACATGAGTGGTATGAAATTGGAGAAGAAAAGTATGGTCGCATGATGTATTGTCCAAAGACAGACATTAAACGCGGTACTACAATGGGAGAGTTCTATCAAAATGCAACTGTTGACTAATGGGAACAAGTAACTTTCACAATGTCAATGCGCGCAATGTATATGCGGTAATGATGAACTATGAACAGCCTGTGTTGGATGATGATGGAGAAGAAACTGATGAGATGGAAGATTGTGCTCCAGAATTATGGGAATGTAATGACTTCATGGATATGCTTAAAGAAGATGCTAAAGAGTTAGCTCCATTAAAAGGATTTAGTTATCATGATACATGTGACACAGATCCACATGAACTTAGAAGCTATAATTCTATTCCTTTGTTTCAGTTCTATAAGAACAAGAAGTTTGGTGATGTTGATGTTACAGTAAGCATTAATTGTGTAGTCAGAGTTGCATACTATGAAGGAGCTAATCTTGATTGGTTTATAACCTATGATGCATGTGGTATCAACATGAATGAAATAGATTTCTTAGCAGATATGGAATGGCAATCAGAAATGCCAGCAGGTATGATAAAGATTCAATGTAAGAACGCTGAAAACTTTGCTTCCAATACAGCAGATGAATTGATAGAAGTTGTAGAAGATTTCTTTAAAAAGAGCTCTATGCCGTTAGGAGTTACTGCTAGATTTAGTAACGGTGAAACACATTACGCAAAAATTTAAAACATGGGACAGTATTATAAAGCAATCTTGCTAGACAAAGAAAAGAAAAATGTAATTGGTTGGGTATCTCCATATCAATATGATTCAGGATCCAAATTAATGGAACATTCATGGATGAAAAATGATTTTGTAAAGTCATTTGAAAACATGATATACAAAAATCCAATGCCTGTTACTTGGTGCGGTGATTATGCTGATGCAGTAGATGGTTCTGAAGAAGGAGATAATTTTTATAGTCTTTGTGAAGACAAAACTAATATAACTCCAACAACTGAATTAGGTCAACACAAAAGTAGGTATATAATCAACCATGATACTAAAGAATATGTTGACAAAAAATCTGTTCCTATAGACAAAGAAGGTTGGCAAGTACACCCACTTCCATTGTTAACCTGCGAAGGTAATGGTAGAGGAGGCGGTGATTACCGTGGTGATTCAGAACTTATAGGTTCATGGTCAAGATGTTTAATCTCAGTGTCTGAAAAATTACCTGAAGGATTTACTGAATTGGAATTTGATATTGTAGATTAAGATATGTAGGGTGAATAATTGAACCACCGTTGCAGTCTAACTCGCGGTGGTTCTTTATTCTAATGACGCTAAGACAGCAGGGATAGACCTGCACTGGTTGTACAAGGGAGCAGGTTTGTGACATTACCTGCTCCTTTTTTTATTTACTTAATACAAAACAAATGGAAAACATTTATCTATTTTTATATAGCATGGGACTAACATTAATAATTAGCTCATACATATTTTTAATTTATTACTACATCAAAGAAGAAATATACAAAGACCTGCAAGTTTTTGATATATTTATTTTGTTTAGTGGCCCTATTGGATTGCTTGTAGTAATGATACTTGGTTGGATACATTATGATGACCAAGACTAAATCAATTTAATAAACTTTAAAAAACCCCTATGAAAAAATTTCACATCTGTTATTTAATAGCAAGAGAACTCTGTTCTGGTGTTAACATTGATGCAAAAGATTACATTGATGCCGTTAAGTTATTTACTAAAGCTCATGGCGACAAAGAGATAATTTATGTATCAGCAATGGCTGCATAAAAACAAACACTAATGAATAAAGAAAACCTTGCTGATTTGTTAGCTACAAAATTTTATAGTGCTCAAAAGAAAACACAACACAGGCTGCTAAAATTCTTTTTAGATATGGCTCCTGATAAAGATTTGATTGTAGATTTCCTTAATGAAAAGAAACTCAAGAATAATGATAAATATTTTCAAGAAGGTGACTACATATATGTTCCGCTTACAGTGACATCTTATCCTGGACCACACAAAAAATATTATGAAGATAATGAATTAATAATAAATGGTTTGTATATTCGTGTCCAAGTTGCTCACATCAACCCGATTACAGGTTACACTGGTTTACTTTTGATTACTGATAGTTCTGCTACAGAACAAGTTATTGAGGTGTATTCCAGCTACATACCAAATCAAAAAGAAATAGTACTTATGTAAATAAAGCATGATATATCAACTTCCAAATGGTAAGATTATTAACATTAGCATTGAGCAATATCTGAGAATGTCAGATGAAGAATTGCACTATCTTAATGAATCAAACTTTGGAAGTAGTATAGGTGACGCAAGTCCCTTTGATGTAAATGAAGACACCGCAGAAACAGTACAATTTGTAGAAGATTACATAGAAGATTTACCAGAGGACATGGAGTTCCCCGATGACGTAGATCTTGACGAATAAATTCACCCACAAAAACTTTTAAAATGAAAACACTTAACAGCTTTAATGGCTTACAAGAATTAATGTATTCAGGCCAAATGGAATCTAAGCAATTCCCAACAACATCTGTTGTAGATTACACAACACTTACTCAAGGTCAGTACCGCATGTTCAAACATGTAATGGTTGGTCTTGATATGTACACTCCTCAAGAACTTTATGCTATGAACAGTAGTAAGAAAGCTAAAATCTTTAAGAAGCACAAGCAAGCACAAGCAATGCTTAACCTTTGGAAACAAGAATTGACTAATGCATTTACTACAAAGTTACTATCATCTTTGTTTCCTAAATCTGCGTTGATTGCTGAACTTACTGCCGACAACAGCACAAGCACTAAGTACACAAACACATTAGCATTTAAAGACTTAGGTATAAGTAAAACTGAACTAATCAACAAATTGATTCAAGAAAGCTTTTTACCTACAAACTTTGCAACTGCATGATTGCTAAGATGAAAGAATGTAACGGGTGTCATCAACAGAAATACATTTACAAGAATGTAACTATTGATGGCACTCGCTATAAACTTTGTAAAGATTGTGCATTCAAACAAGATGTAAAAGTTCAGCCAACACGAACACAAATCAAAAAAGTTAGTGACAAGAAAAAAAAACTTGACGCGTTATACACAAAGCTTAGAAAAATTGAATTGGAGAAGTTTCCAATATGTCAAATCAATACAGCTGAATGTACTAAACAATCAACTGAAATTCATCATGCTGCATACAGAACAGGTGATAACTATTTAGGAGTTGACACTTGGTTTGCATCATGCCGTGCGTGTCACCAATGGGTGCATGCTAATCCAATAGAAGCAAGAGAACTGGGATTTTTAAAATAAACTACTATGAAACACAAATTTGTTTACATGAATGATGGTGAAACATTGTTTGAAAAAGAAATAACAACAATCCTTCCTTTAGGTACAAGAACCTATTTTAATTTAAAATACAAAGAAGAATTAGACTGTGATATATTTTGTTGTGCTTATGAATATTTTTATGACATGATTAATAATGTTTTAGATATAAGATTTACTGATGACAATGAACATTTTGAATTAAGTGATAAAAACATTGCAATATTATATGATATAATAACTTCAGATGATTTTGATCCTACTCAGTTTAAACTTAAACACTTAGAATAAAATAAAACAAATGGAAGATACTAAAATATTTATTGAAGGAAGAGAAGTAAAGTTTGAAGATTTAGGTGCACCAGTATTGTATGTACCAGATCATGTTCATGATCAAGACCACCCTGATTGCGAAGTAGGATTCATTTCTACAGTTCGTGATGGTGGTATATGGGCGCGTTTCCATGATGGAGATACGGGAGCCAAATGTTCACCAAAAAATCTTAGATGGCTATGAAAACAGAATTAGAAGAAGCTGCTGAGAAGTATTTGCAAGAATGGAGGTTAGTAAATAATATTCATTTATCTAATCCAATTCATGCTGAAAGATGTAAAAATGATTTTAAAGCAGGTGGTAATTACCTAGCTGAAAGAATGTATAGTGAGCAAGAAGTATTACAATTATTATTAAGATTACAACAAACAGAGTCTTATGATAATTTATATGATTGGTTTGAACAATTTAAAAAGAAATAATATGAAACAGACAGCAGTAGAATGGTTAGCTGAAGCATTAGCAATAGCTTATAAAATTGAAGAAATAAGTCTTAGAAATTTTACAATTAAAAAACTAATTAAACAAGCCAAAAAAATAGAAAAAGAGCAGATAATGAATGCACATTATGAAGGTAGTGAAAATTATAGAAGACAATACTACAACGAAACTTTTAAATCAGAATAGAATGAAAAAAATAACATCAGTAATTTTACTTAGCTTATGTTTTGTAAGTTGTAAAAAAGAAACAAAAGAAACAACACCTGCACCAACAGGTTCTTGTTATTGTGGTGAGATACTACAAATGGAACCAACTAACACAAGTATAGCTGTAAAAAATAATTGCAGTGGGAACATTTTGTATTTTGATATAGCCACAAGTCAATGGATTACATTAGCTCCAGGTGATCAGTATTGTAGACCTCAAGCTTGGTAAGATGAATAAGAAATCAGAAATTCAAGCAGCTTGTCTTACAGCTATAGGAACAAGGAAATATTCTGGTGTTATTCTAGGTACAGGTGCAGGTAAAACTTTGTTAGGGCTTAAACACATGGCAAAAAGATATACAGATACATCTTTGTTCTTGGTAGTTGCACCTAAAATATCTATTCATCAAGAATGGATTAGCCAGGCGCAAGAACATGGGCTTGAATATCTGATACCACACATGCAATTCATAACATACATCAGCTTACATAAAGCTAATTACAATTATGATTTTGTTTATCTTGATGAGTGTCACAACGCTAAGAAAAAGCATGGTGATTGGTTAAGATTATATGACGGCCCAATACTAGGGTTAACCGGGAGTTATCCTAAGTACAAAACATCTGAATCATTTATAGTTTGTGATGAGTTCTGTCCAGTAATATACAAGTATGAAATCAGTGATGGTATTGCTGACCACATGCTTAATGATTACCGAATTTATGTTCACTTGCTTGAGTTAAACAGTAAACCATCAGTGCGTACTAAAAGCGGAGGACTCATGTCCGAAGTAGCAAACTACAACATGTGGAGCAAGTTCATTGATCAAGCTAAAGATGAAAAGAAAAAGATGTTGCAACGGATCATGCGTTTAAAAGCAATGCAGTCATACAAAACAAAGGTTGACTATGCACAAACATTACTTAATGAACAAACAGAAAAGACATTAGTGTTCACAGACTATACTGAACAAGCTGATCTTATCTGCAAACATGTGTATCATTCTAAAGAACCACGCTCAAAAGAGTATTTAGATTTGTTTAAGTCAGGAAAAATTAGTAAATTAAGTTCAGTACTTCAGATAGCTGAAGGTGCAAACATTCCTAACTTAAAGGTAGGTATCATAATGCATGCGTATGCCAATGAAAAGAAACTCAAACAAAAAATTGGTAGGTTTCTAAGACTTAATCCAAATGAAAAAAGTGTTGTACATTTACTGTGCTATGCGAATACGGTGGATTATCATTGGTGCAAGAGTGCATTAAAAGATTTTGATAAAACTAAAATATTTAAATACAATGGCAAAGCTAGTATTACATAATGACAACAAGAATAGTTTTATGTTTGTTAAAGCATGCTTGATTAGATACTGTGAACACATACCTATTCAAGCAGATCAATGCGTGTTGATTGCTCACAACAATAAAAAAGTAACTATTAAAGATGGAGATTTTATGGAACTGCTGGACATGAAAAACAGTTTAGAAAAACATGACCTGCGGGTTGAATTAATACAGTAGATATGGAAGAACCATTAATGAATCTAAGACCAAAGACTCCTGAAGAAAAAGTACTATGGTTAGAGTTTGAGAAAAAACAATTAGAAGAATCTAATCGTAATCTTAATATAGAAATTGGAATGCTTCAATCAGAGATAGATGAACTTAAAGATCTAATGAAGACTGAAGAAAAAGGTGCGCTCATTCTTAAAAACAAAAGACTCAAAGCAGAACTTGTAGATAAAGAAAACCGCATTAAAGATTTAAAGAAAGAGAATGAATTGTTCTTACAGAAAGTAATCAAACTACAAACACCATGACAATTAAAATTGACATACCTGAAAACATTGTAACCAGGCTAAGAGAAGGTTGTGGATACAATAAAGAAGAAACTGAAAACATATTCAAAACATATTTGACAGAAATTATGTCAGACATGTACGGACAGTTTGAAGAAAGCTTTGATGTGTGGTTAGAAGGTCAAGAAGACGAAGAGTTAAATCAAATTAAAAACGGGAAACAACTATGAGTTTACCAATGAAAATCATGTGTATCAATGACAAGAATAGACCTCAAGAAATACCTGCAAACAAATGGGTTGTCAACGGAAAGATTTATACACTGATAGACGCACAGCCTTTACTATCATCAAACTCACTCGGCTTCGTGCTAGATGAAATCAAGTTAGATGAAACATGCTTTCCATATCACTATTTCAATCCAGACAGATTTATTCCAATTGATGAAAAAGAATTAGATGAATTAGAAGCAGAACTAGATGAAATACTTTATCCAAAGTTAGCTTAATGGTATAAACCATTAGCATATAAACACAAAGAAGTAAGTAACAAAAAAAACTTTTATGAATCACGCGCTGGTATGTAAAAATTATTACAAGAATAAAAAAAATGCAGTTGATGCTTTTGGTCTAGAATTTATAAGATTTGAATTATACTTTAATGCAGTACAAGCAAGAGATTCATACTATAATGCTATGAAATATCATGCAATACATGTAATGAAAGAGTTAATTCCAAGTATTACCCTTAAAGAAATAGGTAACATAGTTGACTTAGATCACTCAACAGTAATTCATTATTTAAAAAGATATACACCTCTAGACGGGCATAAAGAGTTTATCAGTAAAAACTTTGAAAGGTACATAGAAAATCAAATTTATCCATTAAAACCAAGAAATAACAAAGATTTAGTAGAATATGGAGCATTTAAACCAACAAGCCTTGAAGAAGCCAAGTATTTCAGTAAGTCAGTTACTGAAAAAGAAGAAAGACCGGAGAAAAAAAGAGCTTATACCTCCTCTAAGAAAAACCCGGCTGAAAAATACTGATAGATATATTAACACAGATGTTGAACCTTAAAAATAAAAACTATGCCAAATTGGTGTTGGAATAATGTAGAGTTTACCGGAGAAGAAAAAAATCTAGAAAATCTTAGCAAATTGCTTGATAAAACAATTGAGATGCAAGAAAAAACAGGACAAGGTCAGTTATTATTTGGACTGGAAAGTTCAATTGATGGCTACATGTTTAATATAAGTAATATAGATTCAGGTGAAGGATGGCTTAAGCTTTCATTTGATTCTAGATGGGCTCCAATTCCTAATGAAATAATAAGAATTGCAGAGTTATTTAATTTGCAATTTGTCTGTGACTATGAAGAAGGAGGCATGAGCCTTTATGGAAAATACACTTTTGAATATGAAGATGTTGAAAACGAAGGTGTTTTATATGAACAATCTGCTACAGAAGAAGATATAGATTCTTGTAGATAC